CCGTGCCCCCGCGGTGCGGTGCCAGCGCAACCCGACGCCCTTCAGCCGCTTCTGCCGGCCCATGCCGGCGCCCTCGCGCACGTTGCCCGGCACGTCCAGCGTCTCGATCTCGTGGCTGTCGTCGAACAGGCCCACGGTCGCGCGCGTCACCGTCGCGGGCAGGACCACCACGCCGCCCTCCACCACGAGCGGCCCCAGCTCGCCCAGGTCGGTCCAGCAGAAGACGGTCTCGCCCTCCAGGTGGTCCAGCCCCTCGACGGTGGCGAAACCTTCCGGGTCTTCCTTCACCACCGCGGCGAACAGGTGGTTGGCATAGCTGATCGGCCGGGTGCAGTGCATGGTGCCGTAGCAGGCGCTGAACTCCTCGACGAAGCGCCGGGTCTCGCCGCCGATCTCGCGGGCGACCACGGCAAAGACGGTGTCGGCGGTGCCGTCCTGGTTCGGACAGACCGCGACGCTCTCGACGAAGCCGCCGGCGACCGGCAGGACGGCCCATCCCAGCACGTCCTCGTTCGGGTCGTGCAGCATGATCGCGATGTCGCCCGACCCGCGCCGGATCCAGCCCATGCGCAGCGGCGCGGACTGCCACGCGATCTCCTCGAAGCCCTCGGTGCCGAGGTGGTCCGCCGGCAGGCTCAGTTCCACCGGCGTGTTCGCGTCCGCGTCGAACTGGTAGCGCAGCTCGAACAGCCGCGAGAGGTCCCGCGCGATGAAGATCGGCCGCCCCTCGGGCGCGACCGGCTGCGCCTCGCTGGCGCCGATCGTGGCGTCCAGCCGGAACACCGCGTTCTGCGGCCCGATCGCCTCGAGCTGGCTGGACGACCGGCTGGAATACTCCTCGCCGAGCGCGCCGATATGCAGGCCGCGGGCGCCGGGCGCCAGCCACTGGATCGCGTTCTGGCTGTTCTGCCCGGCGATGGCATAGGCGAAGCTGTCGTCGGCCTCGATCCCGGGCTCGAACTCGTCATAGGCTCCGACGGCGCTGAACCACAACGTGCGCGGGCTGCGCGGGGTCGATGCCGCGGCCAGACGCTGGTCCCAGACGGCGATGGCCAGCGGATAGCCGTTCTTCTCCGACCACGCCCCCTCGGCCCAGCGATAGGTCGGATCGTCCACCACCCGCTGTGGCAGGCGCTTGATCACCTCGCCGGTGGCGGAATTGGCGTTGGTGACGCCGGTGATCCGCACGATTCCGACATCGTCGCTGATGTAGCGCCAGGTGATGCCGCTCAGCAGCTCGTCGCCTTCCAGATGCGTCGGAGGGATCACGCCGGTATTCGTGCCGGAAACCACCTCGTAGGTCCGGCCCTCGTAGCGCCGGCGCGCCCCGGGCGACGTGCCGACATTGCCGACCCAGATCGACACGCCCGGGTTGTCCGGCGCGCGCAGCGAGAACAGGCTGCCGACATGGGCGGGCACGAAGGGGTCGTTCGCCCCGGTCAGAGTGACGGTGCCGGTCTCGGCACTCGCCTCGATCGTCACGTCGCGGTCGAGGTTCTCGTTCTCGAACGGGCCGTTGCGGAACACCTGGTCGCCGATCGTCCAGTTGTCCAGCGCGAACCGCGCCAGCCGCTGGATCGGCAGCACCCCGTCCGCCAGATAGATCACGTCCGCGCTCTGGAACCACTTCAGCCGGCCGATCGCCGCCGCGTCATAGGGGCTCTCGATCTCGAACACGTCGGTGCCGGCCATCACCCGCGCGCCATAGCGCCAGACGCGCATCCACCCCGGGGTGAACTCCAGCACCACCGAATCGTCCCGGCTGAACTGGAACGCGATCAGCCGCGCGGCCGCATCGCCCCGGGTCCGCCCGCGATACCGCGTGCCCGGCGCCCGCGTCACCCCGCCCTGGCGCAGCGGCAGGAACCCGCGGCACCGGCGCAGCCCGTTCTGCGTGCGCTGGTAATCCTCGCGCCCGTACAGCAGCGGCGAGACCTCGCCGGCCGAGAAACTGCGCTGCGCCGGGTTCGTCCTCATGGCATGTGCCACGCCTGGCCGGGCGCGGTGGCCATCAGCGCCCAGTCGCCCTGCCGGTCCAGCCCGTCGTAGCGGTGGCCCGATGCGTTGCGCGCGTCCACCCGCGCGGCGCGGCGCAGGTAGACCTGCCCCTGGTCGGCCAGCTCGGCGGCGCGGTTGATGCTGGTGGTGAACCGCGGCGCCAGCAAGCTCGCCATCACGTAGGCGACCGCGGTGCGGAACATCGCCGGCATCCGGCTCTCGTCCTCGGCGCGGCGGGTGTAGCGGATCCACAGCGGCGCGGGCACGTCGGCCCGGATGCGGTCCGCGTCCAGCCGCCAGGTCGCGGCGCGCGGGTGGAACTCGCGCACGTGCAGCAGGTCCGCCGGCCGCTGGAACACGAAGCTCAGCTCGGGGTCGTTCGACGCCTCGGTCAGCGCGACCAGCGTCAGCGGCGTGCTCGCGAAACTCCAGTCGGCGTGCTCGAGGCACATTTCCAGCGCCTCGGGATAGGCCTCGGTCGCCGCCTGCGCCTGCTCGCTGTCGTCGCCGAAACTGGAAATCGGGCTCTGCTCGATCAGGCGAAAGGCCTGCTGGGCAATGCCCGAGGTGGCGATCGGCGTCGGCATGGCGGCTCCGGCGGCGGGAAAGGCACCGGCCCCGGGCGGGGCCGGGCAGGGCTCAGGTGTTGTCCACCCAGGCGATGCAGAACGGCATCACGCCCGCTCCGGTCGCGCCGGCGATCGCATGGGCGTAGAGGTCGATGTCGGTCTTCGGGTCCGCCGACAGGCCCAGCGTCTGCCACAGCCGGTTGCCGGCCGCCGCGGCGCGCGCGGTGATCGGCGACTGGGTGGTCGCGGCGTTGGTCGCGACCGACAGCAGCGCGCCGACGGTCGCCTTGGTGCCGATCCGGACCGCGGCGAAGCCCCAGTTCTCCACGTCGAAGATGGTCTCGGGATGCAGGATCACGAAGCTGGGCAGGGTGATCAGCTTGTACATCGACAGGTTGCTGTCGGTGGCGGCGTTGCTTACCGATCCGGTGGCCCGGCGGGTGACGCCGCGGATCATCAGGGCGTCGGGCACCGCGCCGCCGGTCTGCTCGGCGCGGTAGAGGGTGGACTTCAGAGAGACGACGGCCATCTCGGCCTCCTTGTGTCAGTGAAGGGCAAGGGGGGCGGCCTGCGCCGCCCCGCGGCTCATCAGCTTTCGGTGCACTCGATGACGTGGACGCCCAGATCCTCGACCCGGGTGCTGTCCATGATCGCGTCGACCTCCATGTACGGCATCAGCCCCGCGTGGGTGTCGTTCCACATGCGCGGGCGGATGTCCTGCCAGATGCCCAGCTTGATCTTTTCCTTCAGCCAGACGGGGCAGGACCGCGTGGTGCCGGCCTTCGGCAGGCGGTTGCACTCGACGAAGGTGAAGCCCATCAGGCGGGTCACCTTGCCGTCGCGCAGCTGCGGCTGCTCCAGCTGGTTCAAATCGGCGGTGCCGGTCTCGACGATGCCCAGCAGGTCGTCGTGCTGGTTGGTGGTGATCGCCATCACCGGGGTCACCCGGTCGAGGTCGACGTTGTCGAGGCCCAGCTTCTTGCGCGCCTTGCGCAGTTTGGCGATCGTCAGGCCGACGCTGCCGTGCACGGTGATGTACTGGCTGTCCAGCGCAACCGGCGCATTGCCCGGGCGCTTGCCCTCGACGATCGTGCCGAGAAGGCCACCCTCGCCGATGTTGCCGTCCTCGTCGAGGCCGAGGATGATGTCGTCGACGGCGCGGCCGATCTCGGCGGCATGGGTCCGCATCAGGTCGGACCCCGCGTCGTCGATCTGACGGAACTTGTCGACGCTGTCGAGGTACTGGCCGGTCCAGACGGGATCCCTATACATCAGCCAGCGCCGGGTCCTGCCGGCCGGGTTTTCCTCGTTGCTGCGACGACGGCCACTCAGCCGCCGGTACTTGACCGGCTGGATCAGGTCCGCGGCGACCGCGCCCTCGCCCGCGCAGGTCTGCTCGGTGACGTAGGGCCGCAGCTTCGGACCCATGTACTGGGTCGCCAGCATGAAGTTGGATTGGAACTGTAGCTTGTGGTGCTGCTCGACGAGCTGGTCGAAGGCCATTGCCCCCTCCTGAAAAACGACGATCGGTGTGGTTTTTCGAAGGGGATGCCCGGACCAGGCCGGACCCGCATCTGGCCTTGTCGTGGCCTACTCGGCGGGTTTTCCCCGCTACCATCCGGACGGCGGACCGCGGCATCTTGTGGCAGCCATGGTCCTCGGGCCGATACCCGGCGATTCGCAGGCAGGATGCGGAAGGGAAATCAGTATGTCAAGACCCGCTGGCTGCACCAGA